GAAGGACAGGAAAAAAATATTTTAAATCGTCTAATATTAGATGAAAAGGAGGATTCTTGGATGGTGGAAATACTGTAAGGTGTTTAAATGAGGATGGATGCGACCAAGATAAATATTTTTGATATTTTTAAAAAGAAGCAAATATTGGCGTCTAATATTAGACGGGATGTGAATTATACGGCTTGATGATAGGTATTGCTAACAAATCAAGATACACAACTGGTGTTTTTTCTGGTGTTACAAGAGGTTGTTATGTATGAAGTTGAGTGAATTGAATTCTGGTGTTTTTCTGGTGAAACCTTGGTGAAAGTGTTTGAAAGATGATAAGAGCATTATCTCCGACTAAAAAGAGTATTTTATACAAGATAGCCGAGTTTAAGATTAAATATACGAAGCGGCACGGGAAGCATCCGAACGTTATGTACCTTGATCCAGACGAAAGGGAAGATTTGAGGAAAGCGTGCGGTATAAAAGAGTGGAAGTGGCCAGTAGTAATTTCGGGAATGCAATTAAGGAAACATGAAGAATATACGAATATAGGCGGCTTTATGGTCAGGAAGATGGATTCTCAATGATAAGTTTGGTCGGAATATTAACCGATAGGATTGCTGGTAAGGCCCCAAAGGGCGCTAGACGCTCTTCTAAGTGGAGGAAGGTGCGTAAGGCATTTCTGAAGGAAAACCCCAGATGTTCTGTCTGCGGCTCAACAAAAAAGATAGAAGTTCATCATGTAGTACCTTTTTACCTTATTCCCGACTTGGAGTTGAGAAGTGATAACCTGGCCACATTATGCGAGAATAAAAAGTATGGAATCAACTGTCATCTTCTTGTCGGGCACCTTGGCAATTACAGGCGTATTAACGCCAATGTGGAACATGATATTTTTATCTGGCGGATGAAAATAGGCAAACATCCGCACACAATGGAAAAATAATATGATGATACTGTATGGGGTCATAGGCGTAATATTAGGGCTGGCGCTTATGATTATCCTGACTATGAGATACATGGATAGAAGGGCGTGGAAGCGTCTTAATCTTAAAGATGAAGAGGATTGATTCTATGGATGCGCTTGATGCTTTATTATGTTTGGGCTATGCAATCGTAAAGGAAATGCCAGAGAGCGGTACTCTTATTAACGGCCCCAGGTTCAGGTTGTGCAGCGCTGCGACCGAACCGCGGCATTCCCATTCCGTCTCGCTTCTGCTCGGAGAAGTGGATGATGCGAGAATGTATTATTCCAGAAGACTGATCGAAGAAGGGAAAAAATTACCGTGAGGAAAATTATTATAGTTGATAATTGTCGTGAATGTCCTTATCATGAGCAGATGTGGACAGGGGAATATGCAAAGGCGCAGCGCACTTATTTCTGCGCTAATTCTCCCGTTCAAATGCTGATACCGAACAAGAACTGGCACGAAATACATGAAGACTGCGGGCTGGAGGATGAAGGCTACGAACTAGAGGATTTGGAAAATATTACGAGGGCGTACGCATAAATGACAGAAGGGATGAAATATAGTTCCGAACAGGAATTACAACTTGTCGATCGAATACTCTCCCCCGATATTATGATCTATCCAGAGAAGTTTGTAATGTTTGTCTATCCGTGGGGAGTGACGGGCACACCCCTGCACAACAAAACAGGCCCCCGTAAGTGGCAGAGAGAAGAGCTTCAGAAGATCGGTCAGCATAATCTGGAGAACCAGCAGAGGATAAACAGGGGAGAAGCCCCCCTACCTTACAACCTTGCGATCGCATCGGGCAGGGGAGTGGGTAAATCCGCATTTGTATCTTGGATTACCCATTGGGCACAGTCAACCCAGATAGGCTCAACCGTGATTCTTACCGCAAATACAGAACAACAACTCCTTTCCCGTACATGGCCAGAGCTTGGTAAATGGATTACGCTGGGCATAAACAGTCATTGGTTCAAGCGTACGGCAACCGCACTCAGACCCGTCTCGTGGCTGAGTATCGCAAAATCTGGAATCGATACCGCATATTACTACGCCCAGGCTCAGTTGTGGTCCGAAGAGACACCAGACGCATTTGCGGGTGCTCATAACGAAAACGGCATAATCCTGATAATGGATGAAGGATCTGGTATACCTAAATCGATTTGGGATGTATCGGAGGGGTTCTTTACGGAGCCGATATATATGAGATTTTGGATAACGTTCTCTAATCCCCGCAGACCGCAGGGAGAATTTTTTCAATGCTTTCATAAAAATAAAGAGTTCTGGCGTACAAGGAATATAGATGCCAGAGACGTTGAGGGAACGGATAAGGCCGTTTACCAGAAACTTATCAAAAAGCACGGAGAGGACAGCGACGTTGCCCGTGTCGAGGTTAAAGGGCAATTTCCCCGTACGGGTTCTGACCAGCTTATAGGGTACGCCGCCGTTGAGACTGCAGCGGGCCGTCTTATAGAAATGAAAGATGTTGAGGGTTCCGCAAAGATTATGGGGGTGGATGTCGCACGTTACGGTGACGATGCGACCGTTATACAGAAAAGACAGGGGTTGTTTGCACACGAACCGATAGAAATAAACAAGAAAGATAATATGACGGTTGCTGGGATAGTCGCGGGCGAGATGGAAAGATGGGGCGCGGATGCCTGTTTTATTGATGTCGGGGGAGGGCAAGGAGTGATAGATCGCCTGAGACAGTTAGGCTGGAACGTTCTTGAAGTGGATTCTGGTGCTTCCGCGGATAGAAAAGATTTATATTTAAATAAACGAGTCGAGATGTGGGATAAGGTTAATGAGTGGTTGACGGCAGGAGGAATCATACCAGACCACGAACAACTAAAGGAAGACCTTTCCTCCCCGACTTATGCATATACCCCTACAACCAATAAGAAGGTGCTGGAGAGTGTGGATTCGATGAAAGAGAGAAATCTGCCGTCTCCCGATTTTGCCTCCGCGCTGGCATTCACCTTTGCTTATGATGTTGCCCCGCGGGTGGGAATAAAGAACGATGGTATGGGGAAGATAGTCGATACGTGGGATATATATGACACGGAAACCGTGAATAGTGGGAAAAAATAACTTGACAAATGAAAATCTAGTTATTATGTATTAGGGTAATTTTTACAATATTTATATCTTTTTATTGAGGAGAATACAATATGTGTGGTGGTGGTGCTCCAAGTATTCCTCCGCCTCCTCCTCCTCCGCCGCCTCCTCCAACTCCGTCACAGCCGAAGTCGGCAACTGCAAGTGCCAAGAAGGCTGAGAGTGATGAATTGAGGAATAAAGCGAAGGAATTTGCATCTACAAGGGGCGGCACTTTAGTTACTGGCCCAGGTGGGCTGTTGGCAACAACAAGCGGTCAAAAGAAAACACTTTTGGGGGCTTGATATGATGTGGATTGACTGAACTTTAAAAAAAGCGTTAAAACCAAATAAGCTGGTAGATAAACCCCCTATCGGTTTGTTTTGCAATAAGAAAGCAAGGCTAGTCGGAGCCGACTCTCTGACACCTTGCTTTTTTTATTGCTATAAATATGGCATACGAAGAGAGAAAAAAATTTGATATAAGGCTCGCAGGCCTAAAGAATAAGCGAAGGCCGCATGAAGGGGCATTGAAAGATATAAGAGATTATCAGGTTCCTAACCGCGGTAATTTCGACGAAGATAGAGGCAAGGAAGGGCAGAGGATGGACGCAAAGATTTATAACGGTAATCCCGCCCTCTCCGCCAGGACTCTGGCCGCTGGAATGAATGCTGGTATAACAAGCCCTTCCAGGCCGTGGTTCAGGCTTTCCATGAACAATAAATCGTTAATGGAGCGTGCTGACGTAAGGATTTACCTGAACGGCGTTGAGCAGAGGCTATATCAGATATTTAATCAATCTAATTTTTATTCACAGGCGGCGGTATTGTACCTTGAGCTTGGAACGTTCGGTACCGCCCCCATGTCGATAAAGGCCGATTTTGAAGATGTGGCAAGGTTTGATACTTATACGGTCGGTGAATACTGGATTGCTTCCAATAAGAGAAAAGTAATAGATGTATTGTACAGGAGGATCTGGAAAACTGCCGCCGAGCTGTTGGAAGAGTTTGGCGAAAGGAATGTATCCCAGCGTGTAAGGGATATGGCCAGGAAGGACAATCCAGATGATCTGATCAAGGTGATTCATGCGGTTGAGCCAAATGATGAGCGCGTTCCGAATATGATAGACGCAAAGAATAAGGCGTATAGAAGCGTTTATTATGAGGAGGAATCTTGTACAAATGACCCTGCATTCTTGAAAATATCGGGATTTGATACTTTTCCGTATGTTGTTCCCAGATGGTCCGTAAACGGTTCGGATCCGTATGGCACCGATCAGCCTGGGATCTTGGCCCTCGGTGACGCAAAGCAGTTACAGACGGGAGCATTTAAAAAGGCAAAGGGTCTTGACAGGAACATGAACCCTCCGTTACAAGCGCCAGCAGATCTAAAGAACCAGAGGATTATGAATGTTCCTGGCGGGGTTACGTTCTTCAGCACCTTTAATCAGAGCCAAGGCGTAAAGCCGATGTATGAGGTACGCGTACCCCTTGCTGAAATTATAGAAGATAACAAGGAAGTAGAGAGGCGGATCAACAGGAGTTATTTTGTGGATCTGTTCCTGAGTATACTGGCTAATGACAGGCCGCAGGATATGAAGGCTGAAGTTGCCTTTCAAATAGATAAAGAGCGGTTGCTTATGTTGGGGCCTGTTCTTGAAGGCCTTAACGAAGAATTTCTCAACCCGTTAATAGATAGAGTGTTTAGCTTGGCCGAAGCGGCGAATGTATTACCAGAACCGCCACACGACCTGATGGAACAAGATGTTAAAGTTGAATATATATCTACTCTGGCAAAAGCTCAGAAGGCGGCGGCTATAAGTGCTATGGAGCGTTTAACTGGCCTTGTCGGTCTTTGGGCTGGTATAGATCCAAGCGTAGTAGATAAGCTGGATCTTGACCGAGCCGTAAATGAAGCGGCGGGGATGCTTGATGTGCCTGCTGAAATCATAAGGTCCGAGAAAGATGTAAATCAGGTAAGAATGGCAAAACAGCAGCAGGCTAATGCCCAGCTTGCCATGCAGGCAGGCGCAACGGCGGCATCGGCAGCTAAAGATCTTGCGAATGCACCAGTTGGTACTGGTAATATGCTTGAACAGCTTACAGGCGTAGCACCTCCGTAACATGAAAGAAGACTCAGGGTTTGAAGAGCAAAGTAAAGAGGTAAAAGAACAGGGAGAATCAGCAAAAACCGATGCTCTGTATGATATTGCGGCCACAAACGAAGTAATGGGCTTAAAGGCAGGCAGGCATTTTGTATGGGAAATGTTGGCAGATTGCGGAGTGTATCAAGATGGATTCAATGATAATCCATATGTTCATGCGAGAAATTCGGGCATGAAAAGGATAGGATTGCGATTGTTACATAAAATATTATCCGCGTGTCCAGATAAGCATGAAATGATGTTTGCTGAACATAAATATATTGAGGAGGAAAATGATGGGTGAGGAAGAAAAAAAAGAAGATACTGGGGCTAAGGCAGAGAATACTGAACCAGATTTAGAAGCTGCGAAAGAAACCATGTACCCTGTCGAAAGTGATTATGCCGAACAGTCAGGAGAAGGTACCGAAGACGAGGAAGCTGAAGAAGCCGAAGATACCGAAGATGCTCCTGAAGAGCCAGAGGATAAAAAGAAGAAAGAGGGTGCCCCAGAATTAGTAACGGCCGAAGACCTCAAATTCCCCGAAGGTGCACAGATAAATGAAGAAATACAAGAGAAATTCCTTGGTTTTGTTAATGATAATAAGATGTCGGCCGAACAGACTCAGGGTCTGATTAATCTGCAGGCTGAATTGAACAAAGGCCAGATTGCGGCACACAAGGCCGAAATGGATGGCTGGGTAAAGGAAGTAAAATCAAATGTAAAGTTTGTAGGGGAGACTGGTGATAAGCTAAATGAAAATCTTGCTGTCGCCAAGAAAGGCATGGAAGCGTTGAATGTAAAAGGACTTCCAGAGCTTTTAGACAGTACAGGGCTTGGAAACCACCCTGTTTTCGTAGAAGCATTTATGGTAGTTGGTGAAAAAATAGGTGAAGATTCGTTTTCTTTCGGTAGCGGTGCAGCAGGGAAAACAACACCGAAGGAAGCAAAGGAAATACTTTATCCTTCTCACTCGAAAGGATAAGTAGAGGCAGTTTTTATTTGCTGGTGATATTAAAGGGCATGGCATCGTGGAGCCACGACTCCTCGTACTATGTCCTTTTTTATTGCCTAAATTAACGTAGGAGGAATATCATGGCAACAGTAGGAACGACTTATCTGAATATTGCAGATAAAGTCAAACGGCTCGATCCTAATGGCGAAAAAATCGCTACGATAATCGAGTTGCTTGCATTAACGAATGAAGTTATGCAAGACATGGTTGTGTTGGAAGGAAACACGCAAACTGGCCACAGGACCACAATGCGAAGCGGTCTTCCCTCAACCACATGGAGAAAGCTGTATGGTTACACCACACCATCTAAATCAACAACCGTACAGGTTGACGATACAGCAGGCATCCTTGAAGCATTCTCAATTCTTGACAAAGATTTGGGAGACTTAGGTGGCGATGTAGCAGCTCTCAGGCTTTCCGAAGATCAGGCATTCTTTCAGGCTATGAATCACGAATTTGTACAGACATTGTTCTATGGCAACACAGATACCGATCCAGAAGAATTTTTAGGTCTTGCACCTAGATTTGGTGACACATCCGCCGATAATGGCGGACAGATTATAGACGCTGGCGGTTCTGGTGCTGATAATACCTCAATGTGGCTGATTAAATGGTCCGATAACCACACTCATGCTTTCTTTCCAAAAGGCACAACTGCTGGACTGCAGCATGAAGATATGGGCGTTCAGACCGAAAC